CCTCTTCTCGATCTCCGCGAGGCGCGCCTTCATTTTCTCGATGGAAAGCGACAGCTTGTCGTTCTCAGTGTCCGTTGCGAGGATGGACTTGTTCATGGCAGCGGCGAACTCGGTACCAGCAGAGTTCGCCTTCCGGCCAAACTCAACTACCCTTTCCCCCATTTCGTAGAGGATCTTCGCCATCGCGAGGACCACCACGCCGTTGAAGGCAACATTCATCGCGGTGCTTACGCCAGGCAACTTGGAGATGATGTTCTGCAAACCGCGTGGAATATGGAGGCCCAGCTCCTCAGAGAGCAAGCGTGTCGCCTCCCGAGACTTGCCCATCTCCTCCCGCATCTGTGCGGAAAATCTTTTCATCTCGACGCCCGCTTCATTGATGGCCGCTTTGAAGGCCGCTGTTTGAAGGGTAAGACTCACATACGCATCTGCTACTTTTTGGCTGGCCATGGTTCCATCTCCAACGAAAAAGGGCGTCCCCGAAAGGACGCCCTGCTGTGTTGCGTGAATTGTTTTTACCGGCTACTATGCAATGTTTCTAGAGAAGCTCAATAGGTGGACTGGACGTTCTCCACTCGCCCGTTGAGGTCAGTGGTTGCGCAGCGTGGCTGTGTCTCAGTTTATGAATTTCGCAGTCTGTCTGAGATCCTCTATATTTCCGTTGTTTAGTTTGAACTCAAACGATGGTATCTGTACTTCCACTGTGTGTGCGGTCGCCATTCTCTTGAGCAAATCGGGACTGATAGACACTGAGATATACTCCGTGCACGGCAGATAACTATCCTTTACCGTGCCATCCCATTTGGCAGCACCGAGTTGCTCAGGCACACCATCAATGAGGAGGTTTACCTCACGAGGTCCAGTGAACACCCAGTTCTTCGTGATCGCGATAAACGTGAGGCCAACACTAGGAGGCTTGCAAGGTAGATCTTGCCCATTACAGGTGAAACTCGCGACCATGCTCATCCGGTAAATCAGCATACTGGGAACTTTTTTTCCGTTGAAGGTCACCGCCTCAGTCCGGTTTGCATAAGACATGACATTAACTTGGTTCTTGAACCTATCTCGCATGATTCCGCCTTTTTGGGCGAAGGCAGATGGAATGAGAATCATAGTTATTGCGAGTAGAACCAAAACAATGCATTTCATTCTCCCTTGCATAGCATTCAGGTGGTTAGCGGGTCGCGCTGCGGATTTAGCGCCGGAATCAGACTTTTCCTGTGCCAGTGCAGGGGCCGGAATAAGCAGCAAAAGCAGAGGACAGAGCGCGCAGAGCGCAAGGCGTTTCATGGCCTTGAAGTATAGCATTGCCCCTCCCAGACCGGCAAAAGTGCCTGTAAATGTGATGGTTGACACCTTACTCCGCTTTCGATTCTTCTTCTGTCAACTCTTCGACGGGAAGGCGAAGCATATAGATGACCCCTCCCGCGACCTTTCCCGTTTCTGGATTATGGCTTGGATGACGAAAGATCGCCACCCAGCAAGGGCCATATTCTCTAAAATCCCTGGCAACCTCGGCAGCCAGCCGCTTCTCAAGGTATCCGAGTTGACGGCCATCTTTTCGGTGGTAGACCGCAACGGCATTCGGATCGAAGCTGTTTTCCGGCTCAGGACGAAACTCAATTCCGTCGCCCAGCTCGCAATCTTCGATGCCATGGATCCGAGAAGAACCGTCCGGGTTAGGGAAGCCCGCGCCTGCTATCTTGGCATAAAAGATCTTACTGCACTTGAATTCGCCAAAAATCTTATCGGCCAATCGCTCAAATTCAGCATCTGAAACATCCGCGAATTTCATGCAACAGAGTATAACAGCCCGGCGTGGAGCTGTATCTAACTGAGACAGTTGACGCCGAGATCGGCACAGAGGGCGCGTGCCGCCTCCAAGCTGGCGCGGGCCGCATCACGCTCGGCGAGGAGCGCGGTTAAGGCTTTATCACTGAGCCGACACGCTCCGCCGATGAGCGAAACGACGCTATTAAAGGCAGCGTCCAAGGCTATAGCTACGCTTGGAAGTTTGGCCACGATGGCTTGCAGGGGAGACCCGCGATACGCTTTTTGTTGCGTTAAAAGCGCATCGGCTGCACCGGAATGGGCTGAGGAGAGGCCGGAGATTTCGAGCTCAATCCGCGTCAGCTCCGTTTTTGCGGCTTGGTAGGCGGCTACTGCATCGCCAACTTGCCGGGATTTTTCATCTTCATTCATGGAAACCCTTTCGAATTGAAGGCAACCCGCGCCCGAAAATTTTTTCAGGCGCGGTGCCCGGTGTGAGGTATATCACTGCCAGAAGTGCCGGTTTGTAGAGCTTTACGCCGACTAAAGTCCTACTTTGCCGCAATGAAGGGCCATGATGAGCGCCACAATGCCCGCGATGTTTCCGCTCGATTTGCATCGATCCGGCTTGATATTGCCAGCCGGATCGATTTTGACCATGGTATTCGCGGCCATCTGGCGCAGGACGGAATCTTCGTTGTGCGCCAGATTCCCAGAGAGTACCAATTCGAGAAGACGCTTGGTGGGCGCGGACATATCGACAAAGCCCTGGCCAGTAGAAACCATTACCAAACCAGCCTTAATGAGGGTGATTACGGGGCTGGTGGTATTCCAACGGTCGAAGGCGATTTCGCGGATGTCGAATTCTTTATACAGCTCTAGAATTTTTGCGCCGATAGAGCCGTAGTCCGTAAAGAAGTAGGCCAGCACGCGCCAGCGAGGATCGTCTGCCGCTGGCTCGAAGAGCAGCACGAAAGACGAAACATCATTTGCGTTTTGTTCAAGTCCGCCATAACAGCGGCGACCTCGAAGGGATTCGCGAGCAATGTTCGCTTCGCAGCGGTCCCACTTGTCCATCGGTATCAAACCTGTCGGGAGAGTACGCTCAATCTTGGCTCGTCTTTCCCGATTAAGCCTTTCAATCAACGCGGCAACGCTCAGGTTGCCGTCGATAGGCTGCTCCCAAACAGGTAGAACAGATAAATCTCGCATATGAACTCCGATTCGTATAGCGGATTACGGTTAGCCCTGCGCCGAAAAAATTTTCGGCGCAGGAGACGAGGGCAGGCGATACGCCCCGTCAAGGGCACTCCGCCTTGATGACTACGTTGGAATTGATGGTGGCGGAGGGCGGCACGGCGATAAAAGCGAACTTCGCCGCGAAGTCTTCAGCCACCTCATTGTCAGTGCGTTCTTCTTCTTTTGGTTTGCGCCCCGGCATAAAGTCGTCGGGCGTGAGCGGCTCTTTGGGATGACACATGCTAAAGTTGGCCGTGGTTGCGGCCAGCAGGCCGACGAGGAACCGCTCACGCTCTCGCGCCTCGCGGTGACGCTCAAGAAGCTCTAAGAACTGGCGGACGGTTAGCCGCCAGAACTCCGCCTCAGAGAGGCGCAGGTTGAAACGCGCCAGGGACCAGAAATTAAACCAGTGCTGCTGGTTGGTTAATTCTGGCCCTTCAGAGGGTCCGTTGCAGCAGCATCCTTATCACCGTCAGGAATGCTCTCTGCCCAGGCCACGAGGATCTTACCCCATACGTGCGCGATGTTTTTGCGGTCAACCAGGCTTTGCGCTTGCGCGTAGGTAAGATCAGGCTGGCAGGTATGCAGGCCGGTATAGAGCATAGCGCGCACGAGCGAGATGGTGGGCCGGTCAATATCCCGCTTGCTCAAGCCCATCAGCAGCGGCCGGCCGATGAGGTCTTCGGCGTTGGCGATGGCCTCGAAGTCGAAGAGTAGTTTGTAGGCCACGCCGTTGATGCTGAGCGGGGTGGTGGGTTGCGTTGGGTTGCTGTTCACGGTATTGTTGCTCCTTTGTGTCGCAGGGTTATGGGCGGCGACGCTGCGCCGCCCGAGCCAAAAAGATGAGCCTGAAAGGCGAGCTAGCTGCCGACAGCCACGGTCATGAGGCTGTTGAGCTTGAGGTTGATCTTGACGGTGATGGCCTTGTCGGCGTTGATGGTGGTGGGAATGGGATTCTCACTGAGCCACGCATTGAAGGCGTAGCAGTTGCCCTTTGTGGACTGTCCGCCGATGGGCGGTAGTTGCACCTGGAAGGCCTGCGCGATGCCAGAAGAGAAGGCGTTCTGGAGAAGCACGAGGCCAGGATCAGAGGGCAGAAAGATGCCCGTGCAGGAGAACTCACCCGGATCGAGGGTGGTAATCATGCTCTCTTTGAGTACCGAGACGCCGATGGTGGGGCTGGACGTGTTGGTCACGTCGTCGAAGCTGTACTTTTGCGACGGCATGGTGAAGTTCTTCATCTGAAGGACGGCGACGCCGGTGGGCGTGGCGGCGGGCGCGATGGTGAATGGCTTGGGCGACGACGCGGGAGCCGAGGCAGGCGCGGCCAGCGTGGCCGGCGTGGCCGAAATGACAAGAAGCGCACCCGCTCCGGTCCCGGCTTGGGTTGCAGTTGTAGTCAAGGGTATTACCTCCTGATAAAGGGTTGAGGCCTAGTCACCGTAGGTGAATAGGACGTGAACACTTGAGCGGGACAAATAGGCGGCATCGTCGAAGTTGTCCGTGACGTTGACGACTTTTGCGAAAAGCACCCGAGTGCCATCGGGCAGCGTTCCCCGGTAACCGGAGAGTGCGGCCTTGACGGCAAGAGCAAGATTGCTGGCGATGAGGTAGCCACCAGAGTTATAGGGCGCGAGGCAATCGAAGACGATGCGCGAGTTACTCATTCCATCCGCACCGGTGAGGGTGTAACCGGGCACATCGGAGGCGACGCGGTAGACGATGGCGGGATAGTCGCTATCATCCACCGGCGCGGGCGCGGGCTGGATGGCATTGCCCCCGGCGAGCTGAGAGGTGATGGTGGACAATGAAAGCAGATAAGAAACGACGCCGGTTTTCAGCACTATGCACCTCCATCTTTGGTTAGGTCGAGAGTTTTGCTGAGGGTGGAGAGCATGGCCTCGACAGCTTGCTCGGCAGACTCATCGAAGGCCGCCTCAAAAAAATGCTTGCCCTCGATGTGCTTAACGAGCTTGCCGGGGCCGCGCAGCGCAATAAGTTCGCCTTTGCGGTTGTATACCGTCTTTCGATAGCCGCCCTTGACGAGGTCGAAGCCGTCGTTTTGCCAGTAGGCGACGCGCCCCCCAATATCGGTAGGGCCGACCCTAACGCGCGGCGCATATTTCTCATTGACCAGCACTTCGGTGTGCATATCTTCCTTGAGAATGCCGGGAGGGAGCGCCGTACTATCGGGCGTTTCTTCGCCGGTGCGCTCAGGCGTGTGCTCGACCAGCGCCGCGAGCAGCACGTCGCCACCCGCCTGTAGCGCCTCGCGCACGGCCGCGCCGGCCAGCTTTTGAGGCATGGCCGCGAGAGCCTCGTCCATCTCTTTGGTATCGAATGTCAAAGCGATTGCGTCAGGCATGGGAACAGCTTTCAGCGGGCAGCTATCAGTTACTGTCCGCGTCGATGGCCATACAAAAGAGCTTGACCACGCGGTTACGGCGCAGGACGTTATCGACGGCCTGGACCATGTAAGTGTTGTCGCCGAAGACGACACGCATCCCCGGCTTGAGATTGAGAGAAGGGCCTGGCCAACGGATCGTCATGACATCCGTAGACTGCGCGGCGATTGCGCCATCCTGTACCAGCTCCTTGTAGGCGTTGGAGATGGAAGACTCGATTTTGGCGCGCGTGGTGAGTACCGGCAGCCAGGTAGAGATAGGCTGTCCAGCCCCATCGCGCGCGGTATTGGGCGACTGAATGACAATGACGTGGCGCAACTCGCCTGCGCGAATTGTGGGATCGTAAGCCATGGGTTTTGCTCCGCAACCACCTGCGGTGGGGCAGGCGTTAAAGGTTAGGGTCCAAAGATCAGAGGGAAGGGGTTAGGGAGTTACGCCAGCGTCCCAGGTGCTACCGTCAGCAAACTCGATCCTGCTGACCCTCTGACTTGCTCCGGTAGAAGGGTGAGTCATGAACACTTCGCCAGCGCCTTCAGCCTCAAGTCCATGCGAATAAAGTTCAATCCGCACCGTTGGAATTTCATCTACAGACGCGCGGAAGGCGACTGACTTCACGCCCTCGATATTTCCCGACACGGAGTCAATAACAACAACGCCGCATCCCGGATGTTGCACGATTTTCAGTTTCAAAAGACTTCTCCTTTTCAGAATCCGAAGGTGTCGAAGATTTCGCCGGCCAAGAGTGCGCGGACGCCGAGGTCAATTTCCTTGGGAGGCGTGGAGGCCACGGCGTCGCGGTTGCTATACCAGTGAGAGATGAGCAATAACATGGCTTGCACGATGGTCATGGGGCAGTTATTGACCTTGACGCCGTCGCCGTAGGTGCCAGCTGTGTAGGAGATGCAGACATTCTCCAGCGCGTGAGGGCTGGTTACCGGCCAGTATCCCGCGACGGGGACGATGCGTCCCGGCTCGGAGTTGAGAGCTAAGTTATAGGTGGACTTATCGAGAGTCTGTGTTTCGCCATTGGGATCGACATAGGTGATGGACTGCACAGAAACGGCGCGGGGGCGCGGCATACGGATAGGCTTGGGCTGAAAGCCGCGATAGTACCAGGCCTCGCGGTCGTTGGGGTTGACCGTGCCGCCGGGCACGTAAAACGGGAAGTAATCGAGCCATAGGCACGCGGTACGCTCGAAGATGGTGCGGTTGGTGACCCGCTCAACATACTGGCGCGCGGCCGTGATGAGGCCAGTGATGTAGGGATCGTCGAGGATAAAGCTGGTATCGAGCACAAGCTGCGAGTGAGCCAGGGCGAGCGTAACCGGCTCGACGGCAGGCTGCGAGGTTTCACGGTAGATAAGGGGCATGAGTTTTCCTCTGGAAAACAGCAGGCAGTAAACAGGAAGAACAAAAGAAGCCGACAGCTACCAGCTATCAGCCATCAGCACCGCAAGCGGAAGCTGAGAACTGATAGCTGATAACTGAAAGCTGTTTTGCTACTTGCCGAGCAGGGTGACGATGGGAGCTGCCGTGCCGGATACTCCGCCGGGGTTGGTTACCACACCGCCAACGCGGGCGAAAGCCACAAAGCCAACCTTGTTCAGTTCGATATAGCGCTCATCGGTACGCTTGAGCATGATGGTGCCCTGGCCGGGGATGTTGTTGGTGAGGCCAGCCGATGCGGCCACTTCGCGGAAGGTATAACCGGCCTCGAAGTTGCCAAACTGGATGTAAGGGTTGCCCACGCCGACATTCGGCTGGTAGGGATTGAGCTTGACCGGATACCCGAAGATGGTTCCGGCGAAGCCCGAAATGCCGCCATCGTTGAAGGGCAGGAAGATGGGGCGGCCATTGGTGTCGAGAATGTTCAAGACGCCGTTGGCCAAGGTGGCGTTGGACATCAGGAAACAAGCGCCGATGGAGTATGCCGGATCGAGCGCGGCCAGCAGCGCCGTGAAATCGGTATATTTCGTGACCAGCGTGGTACCCGCCGTGACAGCGCCGGTAGTGAAGGCGCTCAAGCCTCCGACGTTGCTGGTATTGCCGAGAGTGATCCACTTGCTGGCCGTGCGCAGATAGCGCGACTGGCAAGCCTTCTCGACAAAGCTCACGAGGTCGAAGCTCACGTCATTAATCAGCGAGTTCTCAATCAGGACAGGATTCATCCTGATATCGTCGATGCTGACCGTGACGCCGCCACTAGCCGGATCGGTGGTGATGATCGGCGCGGAGTTGAGCACAAAGCCGTTAGCCACGTCGTTGAGATACGGCACCTTCATGGCTTCGCCCGAGGTGGTGCGGAGCTTGCCGACGATGTCATAGATCGACCCGGCAGATTGCAGGGCGATCTTGGGATCGGTAACTCCGACCGGGATCATGACGCCGCCGTTGGCGGCAACGCCCAAGTCGCGCTGCTCGAAGGGCTCCTTCTGGAGATAGGAGCGAAGCGCCTTGTTGCTGGCACTGCGGCGCTCCTCGATGCTACGCGTGTCGGCTTCAGGTTTCTCACCGGCTTCGCTGGGCTCGCCACGCGGGATGCGCCCGGAGCTGCGCTGCTCGGCTTCGGCGGCCTCGGTTTGCGAGAGGCGCTCGATGTCAGCCTTGAGGATGTTGGCGTCGGCCAGCATCTTGTCAACGGAGGAGCGCTGCTCATCCGTCACTTTTTCGCCGCTCATGATTTGGTGAGCGTCGAAAAGAAGTTTGCTGCGCTTTTCGCGCAGTTCCTGTGCGGTCATGGTGTACCTTTCGTTTTTGCGGGTGTGCAGGGCAGCAGCATCGGCGAGATGCGCCCCCGAGCGGCAAGGCGGACGAACGCGATTGAACGCAGCCAACAGGTGGCGCGCCCAGCTTGCGTGAAATTTTTTCGGATTATGGCCGGCGAGGCCGCAGGGGGCAGACCCTACCCTGTGTGGTTTTGAGGGGCAGCCTGCGCGCTCTCGCCGGGCATTTTGCGCGGGCGCGGTGAGGAGCGGCACCGGCCCAGCGCAAAGTGGAACTCAAGAAAAAGCCGGGGAGGCACAGCCCCCTCAATACTCCCCGGTGGAGAAACTTATGAGATGGCAAACGCCGTGCGGATGGCCACGCGGCGGTTGGCGTCGGCTTTGCGGAGCGAGCGCTCGGCGAGACAGTTGGGATCGCTGCAATCCTCGTCAGAGCAAAGTTCGCAGGCACCGGAGACGCACTGGCCACAGTCGCACTCGCACCCATTCTCATTGGCGTCGCGCTTTTCAGGCCGGTGCGCCGTGGCGTGCGCCTCAAGACGCGTGCGCAGCTCCACGGGGCAACTGGAGGG